ACCACGTGCACTTCACAACGTGGCCCCACCCTTTGAAGGTGGCTGTACGTGCACGTCCGAAGAGATGCAGATACAGGCATTTTGGAGGTTAGATCATCGCTGCTTTTTCTTTTACTGAGTGAGCTTGGCCTCCTCCAGACTCATCAGTATTGATTACTCAACAACAGGTGGTAAATCATTGATATGTATGTAATTGGTGTCCTGTTGTTGAATAAATGTGTCATCAGCTTTCAACCGATCTAGAAAATCGCCGTACCTAGACTCGTATAAACCTGATAGCAGGCTGATGACCGTATCTAACCGATTCTTATAGTCAGATACATTAACTAATGGTTCAGACTCTTCAGTAGCCATTAACAGTGCAGAACCAGCTTTAATTGCAGCCCCGATTACAGGATCTATAACCTGCTTGTGTTCCTTATAAAACTTGGAAACATTGCGCCACGCCTGATCAATGGTTTTTGGCACTGGCATTCCGAAATCGGGTTGATATACAAACGATGATGCGAGACCTCTCATGGTCCTCCTTGCATCTTCAAAGAATCCGTTTGTTAATGCCTTGGCATCACTTGCTGAGATACCAGCGGCTTCCATTTCACGGTCTGATATACCACGAAGAAATGGATCATTTGGTTTTGGATAGTATGCGAAATTACTATCAACAGCACAACGCAGAGTGTAGCTACCGTTGCTACCTGCCTCCAATTTGTTGGCATTGGTGATGATTGCAAAAGTTATGATCTCGCCATCAAAACATCCATCTATAGCTGTTATACTATTGTTGATGTCAGATATTATCTCGTGATTCACTACTGCTGCTTTAAGACAGACACGGCCGTTGAATGGTCTTGCTAGTGGTGCTGTGCGTATCAAGTCATTGATTGTCATATTTGGTGTTGCACTCAATGATGAGATTGGTAGCATACCGTATTGTATGGTTCCTGCATTGTCTGCCATACGGATGCCAGAAAAAGTAATATTAATTTGTGATGACCAAATAAATGATGCGACACTTATGTTAGTGCCTTGGTTGTTGTAGATATCGGCCATCGATAATCCCCTTGAGCTGTAAATGTCATTGAAAGACAAAAATGCGACAGCTGGATTATCCACTTACTGAACCAGGAATCCACCGATTTTGGTTGCTGCGTTCCCGGCTTGTCCACCAAATGCTGTTAGTGATGGGCAATATGCTATAACTGTATATGTTCGAGTACCTAAATTAGCAGTTACAGCACCAGTAATGTCATAGCCTTACGACACGGTAAAGCCAGTGTTAATTGTCCCGGTGTGAGCTGTTGTTATATTCATGCCAGCCACATAGGGTGTATCGAAACGTCCGGGGTAGTGCTTAGCTATCAACATGCGATCCCATAGTGATAGTGTTTTGGTGAGAGTATTAGCCACCTGGAATTTCTTGTTGTTGGTCAATGCTTTCAGACGAGTCTTGCGGGGTTTGAGTTGCTTGTTTTGTTGCCTCTTGACTTGCTAGATTTGCTGCTTGACTTACATGATCTCATTCTCTACCTACTTCACCTCTTCATCAGTAGCGGCTTCAGGTTTGGGGTTCTTCCGTACATAAATTTTTTACTGGGTTTGATTTTATCCTTTTCTGCGATACATTCAGTATTAATTGTTTATTATATCGTCGACTTTCTTGCCATTTGTGAGGGTGTTGGTTGTTAACACATCGAGGTAGTCACGGTTGGTGATGCGTAACCTCTCGTTGATACCGTCCTCTAACTCATAGCGTGTAGGATTGATGTAGGCACGCTACTTTATGTACTTGGCGAACACTTCAGGAGGTAATTGACACTCAATAACATTCAAACCAATTATACCCTCGAGTAATTTTGATGCCTCCTCGGCCACCAGTCCCTGGTATATACACATACGGTGATATGATGGATTGTCTAAATAAATTTTGTTTGTTCTAGTATAGTGTTATTTAGTGGATAGTGTCTTTAAGTAATCCCTGGTTGCATATAATTTTCCGTTAGTCTAGAAAAACCATTTAGAGCAGAATTCATTTTCAGAAAGGCTGACTATTTTTGCTTTACGTACGATTTAGCCTAGAGGTGATGGCAGGTCTACATCCCTTGAAGTCTGCGTCATCATAAACTCCTTTATACGTTTTAGGACTTCTCGCAGTGAATAGATGTTGCCGTCATCCCCAGTGGCCATAATGAACATCTTCTCAGGGTTGTGGATTGTGAACTTGTCATCATCGAAAGTTATGTTGAGCTCTCCAGACTTCCATGCGTAGTAGAACAAATATGCCAGACAGCGAAGAGTATTGCCTAGTGTCGTAGATGTGGGGTCACCGGAAAAAGTAGTACCTATCAATGATAAGGGTAAGTAGTCATTTATGTTACCCAATTTGTACTTGTAGAATTCCTTCTTCTATTCAGCGGTCCAATGTTGGTAGTTGATACCTGGTAGATTGATAAACATGTGCTTGACTGGGGAATTGACACTTTGAATGAAATCGCTGGCTGCTTCACTTGGTGTCTTTCCCTGTATTCTATTGGCTTCTGTGGCGAATACTTCCTCAAGCCATGGTTTTAGTTCCTACCAGAAGACCACATCGACACAATCCATCAATATCTAGTATTGGGTTGAATCAAAAGCTGAGCCGTCTATACATAACACATCCCAGAAACTTTTTATGTTGCTCATTATATGCTCACACAGTTGTTCACTACTCATTGAATGGATGAAAGAGCTACATGCCTGCTTCAATGGTTGGAACAACATTGACTGTACAGCTGCTAGTGTAGAGAAACCCTATCCCTGCGGTGCGCAAATGCTACGGGGCCTCTCACCTGTCTTGACGTAGATGCCATCAATTTCGGCTGTTTGATCGATCTTGACCTCTCCAGTTTTGACCATCATTTTGAATGGACCTTTGGACATATTGCCATCGATTCGGGTCTTAGCTATGTTTTCGCAATATATCTTCTATTTATTTGTATCACCTGCAAATGCCTTGGCTGGATAGTCCATTAGATCAATTATAGGAATTTGAGGAAGATTACGGATGATATTACGTATGAATGATCTTGCAAATGGTTGAAAATCAGATACATCGGTTACAGTGGTATTTGGGGCTATATGTCGTGTAATAGCGGCATATATGTTATCGACCACTTTGGAAGCAAACTCGAACACCTTGTGTTCACTAAATGAATTGTTTTCGACACGCCTTCCGTGATTAAGAAGGTTGTGTCCTGTATGAAGTGCTTATGATGTTGTTGAGGTGAATGGTATGAGCTTGTTTCTATATATCATCATTCCCTAGTTCTGCTTAGCATACTTATAGAAAGCGTCCGTAAATTTGTCTCCGACATTGTAGGCATCTATGGCTGGATTAAACTTCTTTGGAGGATTGATTCGCTTCACGAGGTAATAGTTATGCATGGTCTCTAGATCTGGTTTCTTGCCATTGGTCAGTATGTAATCCATTTTTTGTTGACCCGAGAATGGCTTATCCACTATGTAGTTATCTGCTAGGTATCCACGGTCAGGATCTATGAAATCTTCATCTATGTTGTAGAAAAGATCGTTGTCAGATTGGTAATTTCCCAGAACGGCTGCTATGTTCTGATCTGTGAACGTCCGAGTGATGTGGCGGATCGCTTCAGGCCAGAAACATATGATATGTGTCAGCATATGATAACTAGCTTGTTTGGCAAAATTGGATAATTCAACTGTGTAGTATGTGTTAGAGAACTTTCGTGAAATGTACACCAGTGGTGAGAATGACTTTATCTCTACTGAACCAACCAGTGTGTGATAACCTACGATGGTAGCAATTATAAAAGTCCAATCAGCGAACCATCTGGAGGCGGTTGGCAACATATAATATAATGGAGCCATTAAATAAAACCGACTAGTTGACACAAAAACCATTTTTAGAACGTCGTATGTGATGGCATCCCTTACCTCATCTGATATCGGACATACGAATTCAGTACCTGTCCAATTTTTGAAGAAATGCGTTTCATTTTAAACCTCTATCGTGTCGGTTCCATATGTTCTAGCTAGGTGTAGCCATTCAAAAGACTAGATCAGTGGTTGTGGAACTGTGTATACATACTATCCATATATAGCTCGGTGGCATGGGCTAGCAAGTATGTAATTGATTACATTAGCTGAGATAAGAATAAGAATACACACCAAGAAAAACAACATTCGGTGATGGAATGTACCAAATATATAATCAAATGGCTTGTAGGCCGTACTGTGGATTATATTGGTATCATATAGGATGGCATCGTTAATCGCCGCATCTATGTCGGGAATCGGTCTATTGAACTTTGACATCATCGATTCCAACACAGTCTCCTATATCCCTACACCTCTTTCACGTTTCAGTTTGCGTAGTTTTTCAAGTTCTTGGATGAAATAATTGTGGACTATGCAACAATCTTCAGGCAATTTCAAACAAGGAAGTTGTATTAGTTTGTTCTTGAATTCTGACATTGGGGCTACATCCCAGAACCATGTGTGGTAAGTTGCTGTGGCTGCGAACTACGGATTGAGCCAGGTCATGTTATCATGCTCATACTTCTCCATTCCACCACATGTTGTGTATATAATTTTATTTTCGTGCGTGAGAGTGTAGTTACCGTCATGGAAGGGTAACTCATAAGTTCCACATACCGGATAGAAGTTGGCGCCTTGTACATAGATGTTACCACATTTTAACCAGAAATCAGGCTTGAAGTAATAGTGGCAATCAAACATCGTTATTATAATTGAGATGTTTCGATCCGAATCAGGAAAGTATATCCTTTGCAGTGCCATAGCTTGCTGCTCCTCATCCATTGCGTTACCTATCAAATACCCATGTAGCATGTCTTCAAAGGTTTCTTTCACTATTGAATAGTCGATGATGTGGGTGGAATTAGCTATATCAACAGTGTTGTGATATCTCTTGTCATACACATTTTCATTTGGACGAACAGCTACGAATTATATCGTACCGACATGGGGGATCCAATCTCCTCGATATGTAGGGTTGTCTTTGCATATCTTGACCATATCTTCATGGAAGTCATCATAATCATCCTTCTCCATAGCTGCGTCAATTGCTGCTCTTATAGCTGGGTCGTTTCTGGAATTGTAATTATGTGGGTTAAACACTTCGGAGAGTAAGTTTGTCAGCTATCCATATTTCGAGCCGATGTCGAACCACAGAAAGTCGGTTTCACCATCGGGATTGGTGAGTTACTTAATAATATTGTTCAGCAGATCGGCTTAGCATTAGGCAGCCATGTATCGTGTGAACTAATGTCCGGTACCGCTCCTGCCACTATCGCGGCAGTCTAAGTTGTCAAGTGGCATTCCAAATCTGGTGGCAAAGGCAAGCCCGTCTGGACCAATCTCTTAACCGCGTAGGTTCACGCTGATGCGAGGGATCCTTGGTATGAATGACAAGTGGAACTAAGATTTGTCCTTTTTGTGTTCAGAGACAATTGGTTTTGGTATTGGAGCCGTATACATGGATGCTAGTAGATTGAAGTCGACTGAGAGAGCTTTGTTAGGTAGTATTTGCTCGCATAGGTTGTGTGAAGTCTACAACATCTTGTGTTTTATCGCATCATTAGCAACCTTCTTACCGTTGGAAAGTACGTATCTGAAGGTGAGTTCAACAGGTTCTTCCAGATATTGCTTTGTATAGATGTTCAAATATTTATGTTTCATGTGTGCTGCGTATACATCGTATGACTTCTGACACTTGATTTAGGGGGCGTCAGAAATAGTCTGCAACTTGTGTTGATAGTTATACAGCCACAATGCCATATCCTTAGCACACTCACATCCTTGTTCATGTATTGGGTATGATGGACGGTCTCTTGGTCTTTGAACATAGATTTTCTCTTTCTCTGGTGCAGAAACTTCGCATGCTTGTTACTCTCCTGGTCGATAGCCATCGCCGTATCCTCTAAATCCCTCATTTTTCTATCCATTGGCTACCACGAGTGTCACAAAATTCTTGAGGGTATCATGGTTTTGTATAGCAGCTCTGAGTTGATTGAACGGAAGATCTATGATCGTTCCAACGATTTTAGGTGCTACATTGTCCAACTTCAGAGGTTTCAGTATTGCTTCTACATAATCACACAAAAATTCACCAACCTAGTTCTTGTAGTTCTGGTTATCTGAATGTATTGATAGTAGTATGTGCTTTACCATGCTTGAGTAGCTCTTTTAGACTGGTGTGGTCTCAGTTTCAGGGCGAACTGCCATTGATAGGGCATCTAGACACTTGTATGATGATAGTGTCTTTGGGGTGCGTGGATTGACTATCAAGTAAGTGTGTCCCTCATGGTCGAAGATAGCTGGGGCCATTGACTTCTTGACGATGTTGGTAACGTTGCTTATCAGAAAGTCATTAATATTGCTGGTTGTGTAGTAGGCAATGCCACAGTATTTGGCCCATTTGCGTGTTATCATGGGATCGAAAGACCCGATTCTGTAATTGGGGCGGCCTTTCAAACCTATAGAGGTTGCATCGTAAAGTGCCCTAATATCTGATTGACAGTCGCTGTCTTTCAATATCATTGAAAAGGCGTGATAAGTACAGTACCCATCTGGTGGACTAACAATACGTACTTAAGCTGTTGGTGCATCCAGTGTGCCTTCAAAGAAATGGGCATAGTTGTCAGGATTAACGCTGTATTGACCGTTTTTATCTATGGATGAAAAGGACAGATTATCCAACAGCTGACGGAACTCATCAAAGCCTTTGAAGAAATCAGAAGGACTTCGATACCATGTGTCTTTGACTGCTAGAGCTCCTACTCTACCTGTGTTAGGTATATCACGTGTAGGATCCGGCAAGATTACCGTTGTATACGCGTGATATACGTCCTCTCCTGTCTTCTTCAAACTAACGTAGGTTCTGATATATTCAAGCTACTCGGTGTTTAGGTCGTGCAGTTCTTAGTAGCGCTTGAACATTGGATTTATTGTCTAGAGACAATATCCAGGACGTCTATCGTTGATGGTCTGCAGTATGGGGTCATCAAAGATTGAATCTTAGAATAACATGTGCCAATCCTTAAAGTTCCTGTGGCCGCAACCCATTGTAACTAAATCACTACTGAAACACATCAAATAATCACGGTTTAACTAGTTGTACCCGTCAGATTAAGAATCGTTGCCGATATCGACGAACTAAATGTTTAGATCCATAGACAGGTTACGTAAGTTCCGTATGAAATCCTTATCATTGGCGAAATCCTTGGAAATTACTAGAGTGTTGGGACTAATATTCTGTATCATGGATGCTTCATCAGAATAAATGTTATTTGAACCAGTTCTGAAGTCATGAACATAGAATTCACACACTTGACCTCGACCTTGCTTACCCTGGTTGTTAACTCCAACATCTAAGAAGACATAATTAGGCATTTTAGATACCTATGAATGCAGCAGAGCTTGTTACAGATAGTATGTAAAGCTCCTGGTAGTGATTAGCTTGTATGCCAGTGATTGGGTTACATATTTGTGTCTGAACATATCAGCTACACAATAGTATATATCACTACCAACGTATTTCAAATATAGCTCGTAAGCTACAGCAACTCGTTTTAGTTGCGCTTTGGTCAACTTGAAATCCTCAAACAAGTACCTCCTATATTTATTCTAATATCCTTGATCGAATGTATCCAAAGTATAGGTGGTGATACGTTATTGATCAGCCCAGGTACTTAACGCTGCATAATCTTCATATTGATTATTCTTAATAAAAAGTTACTCTTGAGTAATTTTTTAGACGCTTTGCATTTTATAACTAAAAT